AGGCAGATGCCACTCTCAGACTCACAGAACTTCTCCAGAAACCCCACAACTTACAAGCGATGGCAAACATTGAAGGTGCTAAACATAGCTCTGTGTTCGTTGCTGGCTGGAGACCTGCGATAGGTTGGGTATGTGCAATTGGTCTTGGTTACCAGTTCCTTATCCTCCCCTTTGCTGGACTTATCAACGCATTCTATGCACTTCCCGCAGAACTCCCTGCTATTCAAGCAGCAGAACTATCAACTCTCGTAATGTCTCTCCTAGGTCTAGGCGGTTTACGCTCCTATGAGAAAGCAAAAGGTATAACAAAATGACAAGTAATAAACGCCTACAAGCAATCATGTCAGACCTTCATTCAGAGCTAGCAACACAATTATTAGAGCAGGTCCAAGCAGGTGAAACCACCGCTAGTATCTTGAACGTAGCTCGTCAGTTCCTAAAAGATAATGGAATAGATGGAGTGCCCACGCAAGGTAACCCGTTAGAAAATCTAATACACGCTTTGCCAGACTTTGATGAAGATGAACTCCCACTCAACCACTAGGTAATCTATGACTACACCCGTAGTGAACGACCCTATCGCAAAAGACTTCCGTAAATTTTTATTTATTGTATGGAAGACCCTTAATTTACCAAACCCTACGCCCATTCAATATGACATGGGTTCCTATCTGCAGACAGGTCCAAGACGTTGTGTTGTAGAGGCTTTTCGAGGTATCGGGAAGTCTTGGATAACCTCTGCATACGTTGTTTGGCTGCTCTATTGTGACCCTCAGCATAAGGTGCTTGTGGTCTCCGCCTCTAAAGAACGTGCTGATGCATTCTCTACTTTTACTAAGAGGTTAATTAATGAAATCGAACTCCTGTCTCACCTCCGAACAAAGAATGGCCAGCGTGATTCTGTCATTGCATTTGATGTTGGCCCTTCTTTACCAGACCACTCTCCGTCAGTTAAATCTGTTGGTATTTCAGGTCAGCTTACGGGGTCACGAGCCAACACTATAATTGCCGATGACGTAGAGGTTACTAACAACTCTGCCACCCAAACCATGCGGGATAAATTGTCTGAAGCAATTAAGGAATTTGATGCTGTTCTGAAACCTAATGGACGTGTTATTTACCTAGGTACGCCTCAGACTGAGATGTCTATCTACAACCTACTCCCTGAAAGGGGCTACGAGATTCGTATTTGGCCTGCAAGGTACCCTTCGGACAAGCAAGCAACAATGTATCAAGGAAGACTGGCGCCCTTCATAGAGCGTTATAGAGGCTCTCAGCCTCATCTTCCTACTGAGCCTGACAGGTTCACAAGTGAAGACTTAATGGAGCGTGAAGCATCTTATGGCAAGGCAGGTTTTGCTCTCCAATTCATGCTAGATACGACGCTATCTGATGCTGATAAGTACCCACTTAAGCTAGCTGATTTATGTGTCACAGCTCTTAATCCAAGAAAGGGTTGGGCTGACTTGGCGTGGGCTTCTGGTCCAGCTCAGGTTATCGAAGATGTTCCCATAGTAGGGTTCACTGGAGATAAATTCTACAGACCCATGTGGTTCTCTGATGAGATGTATGAGTACACAGGTGCTGTACTTGCTATTGACCCTTCTGGTCGTGGTAAAGATGAAACAGCCTATGCTGTCGTGAAGATGCTGAATGGTTATCTCTATGTTACTCAGTGTGGTGGTTTCAAGGGTGGTTATGACGATAAAACCCTACAGAAATTGGCAACAATAGCGAAGGTACAGCAGGTCAATATGATAGTGGTAGAAAGTAACTTTGGCGATGGCATGTTCTCCAAGTTGCTAACCCCTTTTGTCAGCAAGACCTATCCCGTATCTATCGAAGAAGTCAGACATAACACACAGAAAGAAGTTCGTATCATTGATACCCTTGAGCCTGTGATGATGCAGCATCGTCTTATCATTGACGAGAAGCTGATTAAAGAAGACTACGAGAGTGCTCCAGAGCCTTCCTATAGCTTGTTCTACCAGATGACTAGACTGACTCGAGATAGGGGTGCAATCATCCATGATGACCGTTTAGAAGCTCTAGCTATGGCTGTGAATTACTGGACTGAGCAGATGGATACTGACTCTGAACTCGTTGCTGCACAACAAAAGCTTGATGCTTTTAATGAGCAGATAGAGAGGTTTGTTTCATCTGCTGTAGGTGGCAAGCCAAGGGAGGGTGAAAGGTGGTTTTAAGACCCTTAAAAGCGAGTGTAGTCCTTTAGGGTTGAATGGTATTAGAACACTCTTAGATAAGCTCATAGATAGGCCCTAGATATTCATCATCATAGTGTAACTATAATAATGATAATAAAGCTATATAGTATTAAGTTAGCAACATAAATCTAAAGTTATCTGTGGGCTATTCTTATAGTTTTCTGGTAGATTTCCTCATGATTATGGGGAGGTTCTTTAGGGTTCTCTGGGAATGTTTTGACTAAAAAATATGAGACCCTATGTATATACGTACTCAGGACTCGTACCCCCGTGTGGGGCCTCTAGGTGGCCCATTAATTAGCTGCTGGGGTAGGGGGTAGGTCGGTATGATATCTTGATAGGGCCTTGGCGCATTATTTACCGAATGCTCTTTAAAGCTATATATATCAACAAATAAAAGAGGTATGACACCTCTGTTACACATGCGTTGGTCTTCTTATGCTGCCATTAGATAGTCTTTTAATGGCGCATTATTCTTTAGTTATTTAGTCCATTTAAATCTGGCCTATGTCAGGCCTTTATTGTTTTTCTAAATCATCTAAAAGACATCCATGACCCATCCATTAGCAGTCATTTACCCATTCGCTTTAAATTAATTTATGTTAACCCACTTATCTACATACCAAAATCATTGTTTTTCAATATGATATTAAACTTAATACTTTACTTTTGTTATTTAGGGGTATATCTTTCATTCCATCGGCCCAGACGAACTAGGCCAAAATCAGGAGATTGACTAATGAACATGCCAATGAACATGCCAATGAATAGCGCAGTGACCAGCGAAGAAACCAACCGTATCAGGATGCGCAACCGCTTACTGGTTGCTCTTGATGAGAACCTTGAGCATAAGGACGCAAGGCTTATTGATGCCAAGTTTGTTTATGACGATGAAATGGTAGTAATGGCTGAATGGCGCAATGAGTTTGTAACGTGGAAGTTTTCAGAATCTGGTTGTTATTACGGTAATTATTACAGTGATAGTCGTGCAGCTCGCATGGACTTTATTGCACGTTAATTAATTTAGGAGTTATACAAGATGAACGAAATCAAATCACAAGTATTACAAATCATTAAGAACCTTGAAAACGGTATTGAAGCAGACAAACATCACATAGATGATGGCTATGATGAGGGTGAAATTATCAATGGCTTTGATTATCTAGCTGATGTGTTAGATATCAATTATATATTGGACTCTGAAAAGAACTATAAAGGTGCCCGGATTCTAGTGGCATTTGGTGGTCCAAACATCTGGATAGATACCTCAAAGAATACAGTGGAGGGTTACTGGTGGGGTGAGAGTTACACGGACAGCTTCACAGTTGACGCTATGGATATCGATGGGGCTTTAATGGAATTGTATAGTTGCTAGTAGCTATTCATTACCAATTTAATATTAAAGCTAGTAAAAACTACAGATTAATCAAAAGCACAGGCATAGGCTTATCCCATATATAATAGGGCTTAAGCCTTTTTTAACCCTCTTCCATTCTATTAAAACCTTACATTCAGACTAGCAATCTATTACACTCTGAATAATTACATTGGTTCTATTGAGATTGGAGAAAAGAACAAGTGAGAAGTAATTTGACACACGACGAAATTCTAGCGGGCTTGTCAGAAGCTGCAGGCACTGCCTCAGTTCTAGGCGAGCTAACACTGTCGCAGCTACAAGTCTTTTTAATGGTTGCTAGGCACCCCAATGGAATCCAAGGGAGTCAGATAGCAGACCGTTTGACGATTAGTCCAGCTAACGCCAGTCGCACCTTGGCTATTCTCAGTGATAAACAGCTTAAAACGAGAATGTCTGAAACACTTGGTTTGATTACATACAAGCCAGATAGATTGGATAGCCGCATAAAGTATGCCATTCTGACTGATAAGGGAGAAGAGTTATCATACCGGTTAGCGGGTTCTTTCGTGACTCAAGCCCAGAGATTGGAAGAGAAAAAAGAATGGGATGGTAAGCTTTTGAAGACTAAGCCAGAGGTTAGAGTTAGGTCCAAAAATGTTGACCTGATGTTAGACGTACTTCAGTTAGAAAATGCATTTGCTGCGCAACAGGGTACGACTATTCAAAGGCTTCACGAGGTAAGTAAGACAGAAGGTTTACAGAAAATTAAAAACGATTGGCTGGGTCACTTTGCCATCGGTGGAGAGCAAGAGGCCTTTGACGATATGAGCGAAGACATGGCCGAAGTTGTCGAACTATATATTAAAAGCGTCGACCATGACGTTGACCCTGCTGGTGAAGAAATAAACAATCTCATTAATACAGCTGAACAACCCGAGCAGAGTGTTAAGCCGACACGATTCGAATCGTTAATTGTTAAGATTCGGCGTAGATGTGAGCATAGGATTGAGCTGTCCAGCAGGGCGCGCAGATTAATAGCGTCTAAAAACCAACATCTCATGGTAAGTCCAGAGTCGCTGGAGAAACGTCCAGAATATGCAGGTAAAATTAAAGAATTTCTTCGCTTAGACTTGGCTCAAGCACAAGACGGGAAACAAGACATTTAGGAATACATAAAGATAAAGTAATTGGCCCACCTTTAAATGATTTTAGGAGATTTTGATGCAATCAATAATAGCTGCGGAAGATGTTTATTTAGAACGCTTTAACGGTATGCCTGCTGATGTAAACCGAGAAAAAATGGTCAGTTGGTTGTTGGACTTTGCTGCAAATGGTCACGACCAAGCCATCGCTGAATGGAATAAAAACAAATTGTTAGATGCTCCTATGGTAGAGATTTTGGGCAACAAAACTCACGACAATGACAGTAGCACATGGCAACTAGATAGAACGTTAGCCCAGTGGGAGCTGGTTAAAACAGCTACTGAGTCATCAGAATTTTCAGACACTTGGACTGACAAATCTCACAAATTCCGTGACTCACTCAGTCCAGACAAATAAACAAAATTTAAAACGAAACGAATTAAAGGAGTAAGTGAAACCAAGAGAGGAGGGCGTCATTATGACGATAAGAAGAGGGGCCACAGGGTGGTCTATTCGAGTAATGGTAGGTGGGCAGGCGTTCAGGGACTTTGTTAAAGGCCATGAAAACTATGCTGAGGCTGAAGCTATAGAGCTTGATGCCATCGCTGCTATGAAAAGAGGCTTGTCACCTAAACACGGGAAGGTAAAAGACAATAAGACAGTGTTGACGCTTCAGTATGCGTTTGATGAAAATTGGTCCCAAAACTGGCAAAACCAGAGTATTGGATATCAAAAGAAAATCATTCAATATTGGACTGCAATTAAGTCTTACTTCATCGAAGAGATGGGTATAAGAACGCTAGAACAGATTGATACGAAGGCAATTGATGGTTATATCAAGGCCCTACGAGATTCTGGTAATAAGGCGAAGACAGTGAATAACAAGATTCTTTGTCTATCTTCCATGCTCCGACTGATGTTTGAGAGAGGACACCTAAAAGCTGTTCCCATCATCCATTGGGTTAAGGTGAAGAACAATAGTAGGCCTAGATACTTCAGCGCTATAGAGGAGCAGGAGATTCTTAAGATGGCAGACGATTTCCCATTCCACACACCAAATACTAATGAGTTAATTAAAGACTTCATTATTACTTTGGCTGTAAGCGGTCAATCAGCCCTAAACTACCCCAATATAGCCAAGTCCGATGTTAAAAAATTGCCTGCAAACTTGGTTTTCCAATTTAATGGC